ATTAAATATCCGAATAAATACTCATGCGTATGTTCCGTTACGTGGGAAGTTGGTAATTCTGCTGACTTCCCTTTTTTATTAAATACATCTAACAAAACAGGTGTAAAATGAATGTTCAAAGAATTTACGAACAACATAAGTTAGAAGCAAAGCCAGAGTATCATGTAATAAGTGGTTTTGACATTAGAGTAAAGCAATGGAAGTTTATGGGCTACAGATGCAACATCTGTGAGCAAACATTAAAAACACCATACGTTGCAACAAAGCATCAATGTCTAAGTGCCAAACTGAAAAAAGATCCAGAAAGTTATTTGGATGAAGTGAAAGTTATTACAACTGAAGGCAAACCTTGGAAGAAAATCCAATTATAGATTTTCTTTCAATATTTTTCTTGGGAAACAGGGGTTTTATAAAATACTAAATACATGATAATTTAGTAAAGACCCCACTATAATGGCACAAATCAAATCAAGTTACGAAGAGGTTCGCATACCCTTCACCAAAATGAGTTTCACGCCTGACGTTCCCTCAACGCAATTAGGCCCAAATGAATACAACGATGGACTAAACGTTGAAAGTGACGTTCGTGGCTTGCGTAGTGTCGCAGGTGACACAGAGTTCCTCTCAACAGTTCCTGGCACTCCCACATACATCAGTGGCGGATTTAGAAACGGTGGACAGTTTTGGTTTATCGTTGCAACATATACTGTAGACCCTGCACACCCTACTGATCCTGATTATAATATTGGACGTTGGTATGCAAGTGATGGTGTAACAGATTGGTATGACGTTACGCCAGGTGGTGCAGGCGGTCCTGGAATCTTAGGTTACCGTCAAAACACAAACATTACTGAAGCGTGGAACGGCACGATTCCATTCTTTAACGACACATGGACAGCGCCTATGTTCTTACCTGAAGCAACTGATTTGGATCCATTACCAATCATGGTTCAATATAGTAACTTAATCATTCCTGCAGAGATTCAAGACATTACATATGTTGATCCTGTAACAATGCGTATTACGTTTGTTGATGCATATGCGACAGCACCTTATGTTGCCGGTCAACAGATTATTATCAGTGGAGTTAACAATTACTTTAATGGTCAGTTCACAGTAGTTTCAAGCACTACTACAACAATTGACTATCTTGCAGTTCCTGGTGCTAGTTATCCAAGCGGACCATTGGGAAGTGTTAGTCCAGCGTATACATGGAACTATAACCCTAACTGGAAGAGTGTGAAAGCAAACTTCTTACGCTTGTATAACACACCTAACGTTGGTTCAATACTTGTTGCTGGAGACTTGACAGCAGAAGTTTTCATTGTGCCAGGACAACCAGAAACTAAAACAGTTGAGTATCCTGTAACTGTTCAGTGGAGTCAAGCATTTGGATTGAATCAAGCACCATTGACTTGGGTTCCAACAATCGTCAACGTAGCCAACCAGTTAGAAGTTCCATTGCGTGGTCCAGCAATTGATGCCTTCCCTATGAATGGTCAATTCTTCTTGTGCAGTTATTGGGATACTGTTGTGTTCAGTCCATTGAACTATTCAACAACATCAGCACCTATTCTTGGCGTTCGTTTGTTTAACCAAGGTCGTGGCATGTTAACAAGTAATTGCTTTGCTAACACTGACAGAACAATCTATGGCGTTGATGCACGTGACTTCTGGGTCTTTGATGGCAAAGACTTTACAGGTCTAGGCAATCAACGAACAAAGAATTGGTTCTTTGACCAACTTGATCCACAGTATCACGATAGAGTATTCATGTTGTGTAACACTCAACGCAATCAGATTGAGGTCTATTACACAACTAAGCCTGAGTTTGCTAGTCCATTAAATCCGATCGTCAATGGAGTTCCAAACAAGATGCTTGCATATCGTTATGACTTAGACATGTGGCAGGCTCCACGTGACGTTACAAACGCAACACAAGGAACTGAAAGTCCTATATACATCTACAATGAAGATACTACAACATGGGAACCTAATCTAGGTTCCAGAACAATTGTTTACGTTCGTGGTGTTGAAGATGGTAAACTGGTAATGAAAGACCAGGGTTATAGTTTCGTTCAAACTACAAGTAATCCCAACGGTGACATTGAAAGTTTCTTTAGACGAGACAACATCAAGTTGCTCAAAGATTACAGCGGCAAACTAATGGTTCATCGTATACTACCTGAAGTAGTTAACGTTGGCGACAATGAACTACCTGTCAATCCAGCAACATCAACACACAAAGGTAACGTCACTGTTACAATTATGGGTGCAGAGAGTGTCGCATCAACACCATTAAGCAAAACGCCTGTGACTATGACTATTGACACAACTAACCCATGGTGTCAGATTGACCAGAACGCATTCAGAGTTAACACGATTGAGATTGGTGACACAAGTAACAATGCATTGTGGATGTGCAGTGCGGCAACATGGCAAATCACACAGGTTGAGGACGATAGATAATGGCTAAGTATCCAGTAGAAATTGGTGACGATGAAGGCACCGCAGAAGCAGTTAATTATTTGCTTAGTGGTCCCAGTGGTCTTGGTCAGAACTTTGCAGGGTTTAGTAGTTTTACACCAGCATGGTTGACAGGTAACTTTCGTGTTCCCTACACTGTAAGTTCATTAGCAAATCTATATGTGGCTCCAATAACATTAAGCACTAGCGAACAACTTGATGAACGAACATTAAAGTTTACGTTTGCCTCTGCCGAACCTACACCACCGTTTGCGAATGGTAATGGTATTACTGTTGCAGGCGTAACAGACAGTTGGTATGATGGTGACTATGTAACCATTGGTGTTGTAGAATGCACAACAACTTATGTGATTGTTCGCTTGTCAAGTTACAACAGTTTGCACAGTCCATCAACAGGCGGAACGATAGGTTTGACCACAGGTTCTAACCCATTGTCAACTGATGCAAACGCACGTGTAACAGTTACTGGTGGCACTGACAGAATCTTTATCAGTGGACAATTGGATCAAGTTATAAGTTATCTTGTGCCTAGTGGTTCAGCAGACTTACAAGTTACAGTTCAGATTAACAAGTATTATGGTTTCAATGATTTGCTTCCAACAAATCCTGACGTTAAATTTAATCTTCGTGCAACTGTGGCACAACGTGTTTATACATTTCCTGGACTGACAGGCACAGGCTCAACTGATTTGATTGACACTGTGTTTGCAACTGTTATTGACCAGCCTGATCCTAACGTTTCAGCAAGCACTGATCCTGAGTTCAGTTGGACAGGATACTTTTGGTATATCCTTGAAGTTACGTTTAACTTTACAAGTGGATCAGGTCAAGTTACAAGCGATGAGTTTGGCTTTCGTAGTCTAAGTGCTCAAGTTGTGAAACAGTAAATATAGAATAAGGCTAAAATAAATGATTAATCAATCAAACTATTACACTGTATATGAAGATACAGGACCATCTTTTTATGAAGAACCACAGAGTTTAGGACTATCTTGGGCATTAAACAATGGCTCTAGTGCTCAAGAGTATTATCAAAACATTCAAAATTTTATAGCAAATAACCCAAGTCCGCAACAAATTGCAGACGCTATGCAACAGTATGGTGTTAGTGCTTCAGACCTTAGTGTTGCTACAGGTATATCAGTTGCTCAGATTAATAATAGTTTGCCACCAGCTAGTGCAGGAACTCCAGTTCCAACATATGTTCCGCCTGAGCCTCCAGCCCCACCTGCTCCAGTCGCTCCTCCAGCACCAGTCGTTAGTGCACCTCCAAGCAATTACGTTTCAAACTACAATCCTACTCCAACAGCACAAGTTAACGTAATTACTAATGATGAAGGTCAATCATATGCGTTGGTTCCACGTGGCGACGAATATGTAAGTGTTCCAATAACGCAAGAACAAATGAGCAAAGCATATATGACTGGCTCATATGATGATTATCGCCCAACAATTGATTTACCCATTGACACAACTACTGGACAAATTGTAACAACTCCTGCGCCAGTTGCGCCTCCTGTTGTTACACCTCCTCCAGCACCAGTGGTAACACAACCTCCAAGCAATTACGTAACAAACACTCCAGCCCCTGCCCCAGCTCCAGCCCCAGTTGCTCCGGCAACAACTACAACTACTGCGCCAAAGACAGTTGTTGACTATACAGGTAAGAGTTATGATGCACAACAATTGGCTAATTTAGCATTGCAAGTTGAAAAGAACTTTGACACTACCAAAATGAGTGGTGGTGCGTTTGGAACAAATCAAGAGAACATTGGTTTTGATTACAATACATTGACTGGCGCTTATGGTAATGCTAAACTATCATCAGCAGACCAAGTTGCGTTTGACATTGCTCGTCAATTGATGAATCAAGGTATTAGTAATCTAGGTGATATTCATCAAACAACAACATACGATAGTGCTAACGTTTTAAAAGTATACGATGATTATGGTAATCCAACATATTTGAAAGCAACACCTAATGGTTATGACAACGTAGACTACACTCCATTAACTCAGCAAGAATTAGCAAACTTACAAGTGTCACAAGTTAGTGACAGCGATTATGGTCTTGTTGACCGTTACTCAACTAAAGTAGCAAATACACAATATGTGAATAGTAGTGGACAAGTTGTTAATCCATACATTGGATCAACATATACAGGTCCAGGACATACTGATTATTACATTGATCCAGCAACAGGTAAGATTACAACGCAAGGCGCAAGTTCAAGCGACTTGAGTGGTGGTTTAGGAATGTTCCTAAGTGTTGCAGGTAGTTTCTTGTTGCCTGGTGTTGGCGAAATACTTGCCACAGAATTGGGCGTTAGTGCGGCAACAGGAACAGCAATTGCTAGTGCAGGATTGAACTTAGCAATGGGCGGTAACATTCAAACAGCATTGACTACAATAGCAGCCGCAGGTTTAGGCGTTAACACCGGCGTAAACAATGCATTGAATGGTATTATTACTGATCCAACAATATTGAACATGGCAGCAAACGCTATCACAGCCGCTGGCACAACGTTTGTCGCAAGTGGTGGTAACGCTAGTGCGGCATTGACCAGTGTTGCAGGAAGTGTAATTAATAGTGCTGTCACAAATGCAACAGGTATGAACACGTTAGGTGCAGGCGCAGGAGCGTTTGTAACTAGTGGCGGCAATATGGAATCTGCTGTTACTGCATTGGTTAACACCGCCGCATATAACGCTGGCGTAGAAAATAAAACTAACGTTGTTAATCTATTGACAGGCGCAAGCAATGATACAGGTTCTACATTACTAAACACAACACATACCATTTCTACTAGTGGTAACACTGACGTATTGGGCGACTTTATCAACACATTAGATAAGGTAACTAATACAGGTAACAGTCAAGTTATTGACAGTTTTGTTAACTCAGCAAACACTGTGTCAAGTGCAGGTAACACTGAAGCAACTACAAACTTCATTTCTACAGCAAATACAATTGCATCAACTGGTAACACAGATACATTGACCAATTATGTCAATACAGCAAATACCATCGCTACCACAAGCAACACTGATGCATTGACCAACTTTACATCTACCGCAAGTAATGTATTGACAACTGGTAACCAACAAGTATTTGACAGTCTATTGAACAATGCAGGCAACGCTGTAATCAGTGGTGACACTTCTGCATACAACCAAATACTAGACACCTTCAATCAAGGTGCAAACATCGTAGCAAACATCACAAACACATATGGTCCTGGCTACCAAGTTGCCGTTGATACATCAGGTAATGTTGTCGTTAATGATAGTGGTCAAAACGTAATACAATCAATTGGTAAGAGCGATGGCACAGGACCTTATGGGGTTGAAGTCGGTGGTATTGGAACAAGCAACGTTGCTAAACCTGAAGATTTGACAGGCGCAACTAAAGATGCATATGATAGTTTGCAAGAACAATATCAGTCCTTATCACAACAGCAACTTGATGCAAATAACAACAATGATATGGTAACGGCATCTGCGATACAAAAACAACTTGCAAGTATTGCTCGTCAACAAGACCAAATATTAACAGATGCAAAAGATCCAGAAGCCGCAGCCGCACGTAATCAGTTTATTGAAAATCACGCACCATGGGATAATCCTGATGAATTATTAAATTTCCAAGAACAATATGGCTTCAGTAACGAACAGTTGCAAAACGCTAAAGTTATTAACGACATTAAGGTTGTGCAAGAACAACAACAAATTGAACGTGACACAATGGCTAACTTACAGCCAGGACAGTTTCATAATGGTATCACTAGAGATTATAACAGTCCAAGTGGTTATGCTGACATTAATGGTCAAGCAGTTAACATGGATGGTTCACAATTCCAAGGCCCTGTGGACACACATATTAGCGGCTTAGATTTGGGCGGTCAGACAATTGACATTAATGGTAATCAAACCGGTCCAGTCAGACCAGGCACTACCACAATTGAAGACAGCACATTAGCGAACGCAAACTATACAGGTCCAGTAGCACCAACTGAAGGTTCTGGACGTGACGTTATTGCTAACAACGTAACAACTGGAACAGTAACTGGAACTCCTGGTTCTACTGTAACTAATGGTAACATCACAGCAACTAATACAAACACTGGTAGTGTAACAAATATTGATAGTAAAATTAATGATTTGCTTGCTAATAACGCATCATTAACTGATATTGCAAATAGTGTTTCTACTATCAATACAGGTAATGTTGCTAATGCTAATACAGGCTCAATAACTAACGCAACTAGCACAACAAACAACTTGGCTGTTACGAATTCAACTACTAGCAACATTAATAACGTTACAAGCAATGCTAATAACTTAACAACTAGTAACACGTTGGCAGGCGATGTTAACAACGCATTAAGCATATTAAATAATGCTAACATCACTAACTCAACTACTGGCAATCTAAACAATGTTACTAGCAACGCTAATGGCTTGACCACAATCAATACATTGACTGGTGACATTAACAATGCTATTAGTATATTAAACAATGCTAACATTCAAAATTCTACTAGCGGCAATATTAACAATGCTAATAGTATAATTAACAATTTGGTTGCAAATAACATTACAACTGGTAATATCACTAATAGCACTAGTGTATTGACAAATGCCGCAATTACAAATTCAACTGCTAATAATGTAATTAACACCTCTAGCACAAATACTAACGTTACATCAAACAATAGCACTGCTAATACTTTCCAAAATACTACTACAATAGGTAACATATTTGGAACGCCTAATGGTAATGTATTAATTAACACTACTGGAAGCAACACTCCTGGCAATGTAACTGTTTTACCTGACGGTAATATGGTAATTACAGCAAACAGAGATGCTAACACAACAGTTGTTACTCCAGGCAACGTTGTAATACCACCAGGTAATGTAGTTATACCTCCAGGTAACGTTGTAATACCTAATGTGTATGTGCCTAATGCTAATGTAGTGATACCTAACGTTACACCAAACAGTAATGTATTGACTAACGCTAATGTCATTACAAACGTATGGACACCTAACACTAACGCAAACGTAACAACTAATGTATCCCCTAATCTTGCTAATACAACTGGCAATGTTACATTTAGTTCAGGCTTATTAAATCCAGGCTGGGAAACAAATGTGCCTGATTTCTATCATACAACTAATGATGTTCAAAGTAAGTATTACTGGGGACCTCATGCATTGCAACAGGGACCAACGTTCAATCAAGCATTGTATAACACAGCGCCAAATGCACCAAGAACACCTTTTGGTTTACAGCAGGCTGCAACTAGCACATTGAACTATCAGCAATTGCAAGATTTAGCAATGGGTAAACCAGTGGTTCCACAGGGTTACGCTCCAAATCAAGTTGCGACTCCTGTAAATCCAACATACAATCAGTTCAGTTCAACCACACCTTTTAGTGCTCCAATTGTTGGTCAGCAAGTTAATCCAATTGCATACAAACCATTGATGAACTATGCTGATTATCATAATTCATTAGCAAATCCTGGCTCTGTTACTAACACGCAAGGTAATGTTAGTGCTATGAACAATGGACAATTAAATACAGTTCCTTATCAACCTTTTATGACTCTAGCAGAATATCAGGCGTTATTGAAGGGACAACAGGCTAATGTTACACCAGTAGCACCAACAACTACGACAACTACGATAGTGTAAGAATAGTCGTTATTTACAAAAACTAAATACAAGATAAGGAATAAAATAATGAGTTTCGGAAAATCAAGTTCATATACAACTCCACAATTAACTGACGAACAAAAAGCACAAATTGGTGCTCAAACTCAGTTCTTTACAAACACAATCGCTCCAACATATCAAAATGCTGTGTTGGGTGCTACAGATGTTTACAATAGAAACGTGGGTGGAGTCACAAATGCCGCGCAAGAATTAGCAGGCACAGCAAGTCAAGCTGGTCAAACATTAGGTGAAACAGGTGAAAGTGCATTACGCACAGGTATCACTGGTTTAGAAAGTTTGTTCAATCCTGACTATGAAAGAACACAAATACAAGCGGCTCTTGCTCCTGCGCAAAGTCAGTATATGCAAAACATTGCTAACCAAAAGGCTAACTTTGGAGGTGCTGGTGAATTAGGTTCAGCACGTGAGGCATTGGCAGCACAACAGACAGCAGGACAAACCGCAGGTGCTCAAGCACAGGCAGCGGCACAAGTTCAGTCGCAAATTGCGGCACAAAGAGCACAAGCCGCACAAAGTTTAGCAAGTTTAGGTCAAGGTGGCATTGGTCAAGGATTAGCAGCCGCAGGTCAAGGTATTACAGCGGCAATGACACCACAACAATTATACAATCAATATGCTAGTGTTATCTTTGGAACACCTTCAGGTAGTTATAATGCTAACTTTGCTGGAACCCAAGGTCAGTCACAAACTGGCACAAGCATGGGCATTAAGATTTAAGGTTTAACAAATGGCATACCAATTTACAGATTATTCAGGATACGGTAACGAAACCGAAGAAGAAACACGCAAGCGCCGTGCTATGATGATGGCTGGTTTGCCAGAAGGTGCTGGTCTAGGTGATATTGCTAGTCAAGCAATACAAAATAGAGTTGGTCAAGCACAACAAACTATTAACAATGCTGGGCAAATGTTTAGCAATGTTATGCAACCTCAGGCTCCAGGCCCTGATGATGAAGTTAAAAAGCAAACAATTAAAACTTATGGTGATGGTAGCACTGAACACACAGTAACAACTCAAGTTCCTGCTCCAGTTGCGCCTGAAACGCAAATGCCACAAGCAACTATGCCTGCACCGGCTCCTGCTCCAGTAGCACCAGTTAATCCTGTAGCACAGGCTCCAATTCAAGCGAATACGCCAATGCCTAACATTGGTCAGCCTCCGACTCCTGGTCCTGGCATTCAAGTTGCAGGTCCTGCACAAATGCCACCACAACAAGTAGCACCTGTTAACCCACAGGCTCAGGCACCTGCTCCAGCACCATCAGGATTTACTCCAACAGTTGAACGTGAAACTGAACCATTGACTATGGAACAGCAACATCATCAGGCTGTTATTGATGCTGGTAATGAACAAGATCCATCAAAGCGTAGAAGTATGTTTGCTCAATTGCTTGCTAACAAAGATGTTAATGAAGGCACTAAAACATTAGCAAATCGTTTAATTGCTGAAGATTATTTGAAGCAACGCAACATTGATAAAGCAAACGAAGAACTTCAAAACGCTACACCTAACGATTTGTCACGTTACATGCGTGAAAACAAAAGCGAAGGTAGTTATATCAAAGCGATTTTGCTACAACGTTTAGGATTGACAGACCTTGCTCAAAAAGAAATGGAACTTATCAGCCCAACTAAGACAATGAGTAGTGCAGTTGATGAAGATGGTAACAAGTATACAGTCTATCGTAACAAAGATGGTGAAATCATTAAAGGATTTGATGCCAGTGGTAAATCTGTAGGTCAAGAAGCACTTGCTAAACTAAGTGCCGCCGCATTACCTACACAAGCACACTTATTGCCTGGTGTTCATGGTGGATTGATGCAGAAAACTGTTACAGGACCTGATGGTAAGCCTGTTCAAATTACAGGTGTGGTTAAATCAGATCCACGAACAAATCAAACATACTTTGAATCTGGTAACAAGCGTTATGACACTAGTGGCTTAACAACTCCTGCTCAAAATATTGAACAGAAATTCTTGGGCGCACAAGCAGGTGAACAAGGTAAGGCTGCAGGTCAAGGTCTACAAGTTCCTTCAAGTCAGGCTGCTCCAACACAACCAGAAAACGCTGTTCAAATGGCAACTCGTCTTGGATTACCTATTATCAGTGGTGTTCGTGATGAAGCAAAACAACAACAGTTGTATGATGAAAGCGTTCGTGCAGGTCGCACAGGCTTTACCGCAAGTGGTAATCCAATTGCTAAGCCAGGCACAAGTCAGCATCAAAATGCAAATGCTGTTGATATGAAGTTGACACCTGAGCAAGCAAAAATCGCTGAACAAAATGGTTTCTATCGTCCATTGGCAAATGATCCTAATCATTGGGAATTGCGTCCAGCGACTGGCAATAAGGTTCCTTCAATTCCTGCACAAAAGGCTGCGATTGAAACACAAGCCGCCGCAAATAAAGAACGTGCAACTACAGCGGCAAAGACAATTGATGAAAAACTAAACAACTTGAATACTATTCAGGATCAAGCACAACGTGGCTTAGATGCGCTTGAAAATAATCAGCACTTGTTTGGTGGCGGATCTAATGCAGTTGCTAGAGCAAACAACAGATTGAACCCATTGAAAACTCAAAGTGATGAGTATAGAAACACAGCAGACATTATGCAGTTAGCACAACGTGAAAACTTAACTAACTTAGCAAGTCTGTTGAAGGGTAGTTTCAGTGATAAAGATTTGGCATATATTAACAAGAACATGATTAATGAAAATAGTAGTCCTGCTCAAGTTAAGAAATGGTTAGAACATTATGTTGCGGCAAGTCGTAGAGCATACGAACAACAAGCAACTAGTGTAAATCAGGCTAATGCTCCAAGTCCTAATGCTCCGGCAGCACCTACAACACCAGCAAAAGTTCGTAGATATAATCCAACAACAGGAAAATTAGAATGACACAGCAAGTAGATGTTCCAGGCGTAGGCATTGTTGAATTTCCTGATACGATGGATGACAAGCAAATTGCTAATGCTATTAAAATTAATATTTTACCTAACTATACTAAAGCAAAGCCTGAATCAGCAATGCCTAAACCTGTTGAGGGTGAGGGTGGTGCTGCCTTTGGTGTTTATCGTCCTGCAGGCCGTAGACCAGAGAGTCAACAAGACCGTGAAGCATCAGCAGAAATGCCTTTACAAACATTGCGTGGTGTAGCGAGTAACGTTACAGCACCATTAGGTTTACCTGGAACAATTGTCAATCAAGTTGCTAACTTACCAAGAACAGCGCAAGATATTCAAAACAGATATCAAAGCGTTCGTAGTCAACTTGCTGGCAATGAACAACAACCATTACCTGAACTACCAGAATATAAAAATATACTACCTGGTATGGAATGGTCTAACACATTAGTGCCTGGACCTGAACCAACAAGTCCTGCAGGTAGACTAGCATTTGGTGGTGGTCAATTATTAGGTAGTCCAATCATGCCAAAAGCGGCAGCGATGGAATATAATGCCGCTAAGTCAGTATTGGGTGGCGCAGGAGATATAGTAGGTGGCGCATTAGGTAGAGCAACTAACTATATTGCTAAACCAGGCGAAGCACCAGTGGGCTATCAAATTCCTAGTTCACGTATTCCATTGGGTAATACATTTACAAAGCCTCAAGATTGGGAAGCATTTCAACGTGGTGAGTTACCTTATGGTCAACTACCACCAGAAACACCAATTCAACAGTTACCACAAAACTGGTTTGAGCGTCAAGCATTAAAAGCAAGTGGTGGAGAGATTCCAGCACAAGGCAAAGGCATGAGAGCATTTGGTGAGCGTCTTGGTGAGACATATCGTAATCCATTGACAGCGGCAGTTGACGTTGGCAGTGCGGCATTAACAGGTATTCCATTGTATACAGCAGGTAAAGCAGTAGTTGCTGGAACACAAGGTCTTGCTGATTGGATGTTAGCACGAAAAGGTTTTGACCCTAACTTACCTGCTAAAATGGAAGGCTATAAATCTGGACAGATTCCTATGCCTGTTAATCCACAGGCAGCGCAACAAGCATTGCAACCTAATCCACAACTAAGATTACCTGCTCCAGGACCAGTTACGCCTGGACCAATGTATGTTTCACCTGAGGGAGTTGCTGGCACAAACATAAGTCAAGTTAGTCAAGCAGGAGCACAACAAAAGTATGCTCCACAACCTGTTGCACAGACGCCTGAGCAAATGGCGATACAAAAGACACAAGAAATTGTTAATAAGCAAGTTCCAGCACAATTGTCACCAAAGAATCAAGCATTACTAGATGAAATTCGTGCAAGAGGCTCATACCGCCCTGCTCCAGCACCGGTCGCACAGCCAGTCGCAGGTCCAGTAGCACCTACGGCAATAGAATCATTACCAAGTGAACGTTGGTCACCTGCTGAAAAGTTAGCATTAGAACGAGCAAAACTTCAACAGAATCCTCCACCAGCAATTACACCTGCGCAAGAAGCAGAAATGGCAAAGCAAGGACCACAAGCAATAACACAAAGTGCTAGAGATATTATCAATGATTACATGGCTGGTAGAAATCCAGAGCATGGTGGAGCAAGCACAGCAATCAATGATAAAACACAAACACAAAGTATTGACTTAGGTGCTATTGCGGATAACAAAGACAATGTGTTGTTAGGTATGGCTAAACGTATTGTTAAAGCAGGATTTGATAGCGTGCCAGAAATTGCTGGTATGACACAAGAACAAGTTATTCGCATGATGTATCAAGAATTAACTGGTAAGAAAGCAGGACCTAAATCTAAAGGATTTGAAGTCGGTGAAACTAAATCTGAACCAGGCAAACTTGAAGGTTTATTGAAGAAAGTTCAAGAAACTAATAAAGAAACAGGTGAAGTAACTAAATTAGAAAAGCCAGCAACATTTAAGCCTGATCCAGAAATTTCTATATTGACTAAACAAGTTAATCCAGATGGTTCAATGGTATTGACTGGAACTAAAAATGGTAAATCTATTACTATGGAAGTTGACAGTGGTAAGAATGTAAAAGTCCTTGATGCTGACAACAAGTTAATTGCTCAATATGACAAGTCAGGTAATAAAGCAGATATTAATGTGTTAAAGAAACGAGCACCTAAAAACGTCAGCAAAATGATGACACCTGAGGATACATTTAAAGCATTGAAGCAAGATGTGCCACGAAGCGAAATGTCACCAACTGAAGGTAAAATATTTGATATGACACAAGCGCAACGTGATGCGTTTGAGAAATCATTAAGAGACCAATTACCAAGTATCAAATATGAGGGTGATGTAAAGTTAGTTAAAAACGCTTTAGAATTGCTAGAAAAATATAGGTTTAAATAATACTATGAGAACAACAGAACAACTAACACTAATCTTCAAAAATAACTTTGTCGCATACTTTCGTAGTCATGCGGCACATGTTAATGTAACTGGAAGAAACTTTCGTAGCGACCATAAATTGCTTGAAGGCATTTACACACGTAGACAAGAACAAATTGACAAAATCGGTGAGATATTACGTAGCATGAATGAATACATGCCTTGCGATATTAATGATGTAATCAGTGAAAGCACAATACCTACAGATGCAATTGAAGGTAAAGCAGACACATTATTGGAAACAGTAATGATGGATTTAGAACATTTGCTAGATGATTACAAAGCACTTATTGCTATCGCTGATAGTGAAGGCTATGAAGAAATTAGTAATTATGGTCAAGACCAAGCATTAGATTTAGAGAAATCTATTTGGATGCTTAAAGTAACATTGGAGTAATCATGGACGATTTTATTGAAGAAGTAACAATACCACAAGAACAACTAGATGATATGAAGTCATTTTTAGAAAACGAATGCCCCGCGCATGATAGAATGCATTTTAGTGCTTCTATCGCATTAAAGAAATACGACCAAGCATTGTTCTATATGGCAAAGATTAGAGGTTAAGACGCCCGGAACACTATCAAGAACCCAGATGATTTTGCGTCTTTCTAACTGGGGCATCAACGAATCGGCAGGCGAGTTTGTTAAGTGTTCAATTTTTTGTAAGCGTAACTACCGCGAACATCATAACCATGACGTTCATGTAGTTTGAGAAAGGCAGTTTGGTCTTTTCGCATTGTGGTAGAACATATAATTGAGACCTGCGCCAAAGTAGCAAAGGCCGACCACAGTTCTAACATGTCTGTGACCAATCTGACTCTTTCTCTTGCTGACAAATGTAGAGATACATGAGCCATTTTGACGATAACCATTTCGTCATCACTCCAGGGACTACGTTCCCCGGTCTTAGCCCATGTATAGGCAACAATATTGTTGTTAGGGTCTACTGCTACTGATACTAGTTCGGTAGTTGGACCATAGAATTGATTGACGATTGCGAGTGTGATATTGCGACTATACGCAACAGGATCTGGGGTAAAGATTGTATCTATTTCAGTTTCAAAGTGGTCTTGTGCTATTTTGACGATTTGTGATACGTCTGGACCAATAGCAGGTCTCCAAGTATAAGTCATTTTATTGCTCTCAAATCTATATTTAATAGGAAAATAAATACACTATGGAAAAGAAACCAGTTGAAAAGATTAAAGGCAAGGGCGGTGCTAGACCAGGCGCGGGCAGACCTAAGGGCGGCAAAAACGCTGTCAGTATTAATGGTTTGTTAGAAGCACTTGCTAAAAAAGAGCCAGGTAGAGAATATGAAGATATTCTCATGGAAGACTTCTTAGAAGCACGAAAGAATAAAGATAGCCAGTTAGTGATTAAGTATCACAACTTGATATTGAACAAAGTTATGAACAGTGTGGCTAAAATTGAGATTACAGACAGTCAGGAAGCGATTAATGCTAAACAGTTAGCGTTTGCTGATGCATTAGCCAAACTTACCGGAATTCAGAAAGACTAAATAGTATTATGCCGTTAATTAAATCAACAAGCAAAAAAGCAATGCAAAAGAACATTGCTACTGAAGTGAAAGCAGGTAAACCAGTGAAACAAGCCGTCGCCATTGGTTACGCCGTTAAAAGACAAGCGGCGAAAAAAACAAAAGGAAAATCAAAATGAAATTTGAAAAAACAAACCCAGCAACAGGGGCGGCAGGTCCCGGCTTCAGTCGTGGTAGCGATAAGTTCTCACACAATCACTGGAGCGGCCATTCTAATGATGGACGTGAAGTAAACTTTGGTCGTGGTCCTACAAAAGGTAACCAAGACTATGATGCTATGCAAGGCAAACATCGTGAGCCTCCAACAGCAGGTTTACCAGCAAGCACAAAGATTAAGAACCCAGATTACATCAATGGTGGCGCACAAGTTCGCACTCCAGGTGGCACACGTTCATGGGAACCAAGCAAAGGTCAGAACTACAAAGGTAATGCTAACTCTATCAACGTAGGTCGTGGTCCAACGAAAGGTAACGAATAATGGCTATTACTTCATATCAAGTTACAGGTAACACTCATCTAGTAACTGCTACTTCAACTAGTAGTGAAATTAGTATTACTCCAACAGAAGCAGGCACTAGTTTTAGTGGTGCAGGTGGTCCATACTTTTTAAAAATTACTAATGGTAGTGCTAGTGAAAACATTTACTTCTCTACTGGACTTACAACTCAAACAGCAAAGATACCAACAGGTGATGGCGCCAACGCAGGTAGTTGTGTAGTTCCAGCATATGCTGAAGTTATTGTTCAAGTAAATCAGAACACTACTACACCAGCAACAATTTATGTTGCGGCAGTTGCGGCAAACTCAAGCCCAGTGTTTATTACACCAGTAGCAATCGTAGGATAAGGAAACATCATGGATACAAGAAACCCACAAAGCAAAGCAATTAATCAAAAGCGTGGTCCTACCACTGGTAACAATGGCACACCAAGCAAGCGTAATGAATTTATGGCTGAGAAAAGTCGCACAGGCAGTATGCGTAGCGAGATTGCAAACGTAATCACAAACGCATTAGAAATGCGTGGTCGCGGTCAAGCAGGTTCTACTAACCCAGCATTAGAAGGAGTTCATTCTAATACAGGTCCTAAGAAGAACCCAACAGCAGACGGCGCAAAATTGCCAAGCAAATACAAGTCACCTAAGAAGTGATGGTAAATAATAGAGAGGCAATGGTGCCTCTCTATTGTTTTGTCTAGAAAGGAAAAGAAATGAACAGAAAAACAAACGCCACAGAAGAATCTACTTGGGACTTAGAACCCATGCCACAAGAACCTATTGACATCGTAGAAGAAGTCAAACAGGACAAGAAACCATCTAAAAGTAAAAAACCAGTTACAGTTGAACCTCTATACGATTTAGAAGGTTTGATGACTGACTTCCCTACAGCAACAGAACTTGAACGATTTGTATACGACCAAAAGGGCGTAGTATTGAATCTAAAAGGTCGTGCTAACAAATTGAAGTATCAAGTTGCTATGGATGTGTTAAATGGATTGGAAGTTGATCCTATCTTTGTTGGTAGCGACAACCCTTACATTGATAGAACTGAATTAGTTCCTATTGATCCAATCAAACCGTCACCAGCACGTGACAAGAACTTGCCAGCACTAAATGAAGTTCAAAACACATTCTATGTTCCAACGTTCCCACATCCTGATGATGAGGCACGTGCTAAGGACATGAAATGTCACATGATTTTTAGAAAATACAAAACTGGTGTTATCAGTTATGAAATCTTAGGTCCATTGCAAGAACGACCTTTTGGTGAGAAGATTGACAAGTTCGGTCGCACTCGTCCAGAAGTTATCAAATGGTATGATCCACGCACAGGCGAACAAATCGCACAACGTGAAGATGGAACATTAACACCTATTGGTAAACGATTACGTGCTACTATGCAAACATATCGTGTTAACAAAAGTAATCAGTGGGACGTATGGGTAGACCGTGAATTCGTTACATTGAACGAAGCAGTGGCACATAACCCATGGGATATCAGTAAATGAACTCACGTGACCAAGAAATAAAAAGAGCAACAGAAGAATCTAAAGTTCGTGAAACGTTAATCATGCAAAAGATTAACGCAAGTCATCGTGTTGCTTTTAGTGAAAAGTTTCCTGGTCAACTAGAACACATATTGCGCTTATTAACAGAACGATTACAAATTGGTCTTGATAAGCGTGATAGTGTAACACTAGAAGATCCTAAAACTTGGAAACTTAACTGCACCGAACTTAAAGATTTGAGTCAAGCAATTGAAGCAATCTATTTCGTTCGCAAAGACCTGAAAGGTTAATATGCTTGGTGAAGACATATTGATGGCTCGGGCTTTACGCTGGAGTGTTGATAAACATAACCTCACTGTTGATGCATTAAAAACAATACCAGGTCCATTAAAGAATAAATTAATGGATCTGAGTATTAGTGTGGCTGAAGATATGAGATATAATCAACTCAAATACTTTAGACCTTTTGACCATCAAAAAATATTCTTCAGAACAGGAGACAGTGAACGTAGAGGTATTCTTGCGGCAAACCGTATTGGTAAAACTGTTTCAACTTGTTTTGAAACAGCAATGCATTTAACTGGTCAATATCCTGATTGGTGGGAAGGTCATCGCTTTAGTGGACCTATCACAGCAATGGTAGCAGGTGAAGGTTGGAGTCAGGTCGCACTTGTATTACAGAATGAATTATTAGGGACACAAGATGTCAAAATTACAGAAAATTTGGGCACTGGTGCTATACCCCGTGATTGTATCATTACTGATACTATGCGTAATGATGGTGCTAATAATATCGGTTGCGAGATTAAGCATGTCAGTGGTGCTAAAAGTTATCTATTGTTTGCTAACTACACACAAGAGGTCAGACAACTACAAGGTTTCAAACTTAATTTGGCAGTTTTTGACGAACAGCCACCAGATGACTTTTTCAGTGAAATCGTTACACGAACTGCTACAACTCAAGGTAAAGTTCTTTGTTCTTTTACTCCACTCAAAGGATTGAACGGTCTTGTAAGTAAGTTTTGGAATAGAGAAGAAGGTTACAATTATATTCGTGTAAGTTGGGATGATGTTCCTGAGTATGATCCATGGGGCTTACCATTCTTGTTAATGGAAACTCGTAGACAACTTGAACGAGATTACTTACCACATGAACGTGAAGCACGTATTGCTGGTAAACCTGTTATGGGTAAAGGCGCTGTGTTCCAATTGAGTAACTGGCCCACATACAAAACAGGTGAGATTGATTTTCAACGTATGCCTAACATTCAACGTGTTATTGCACTTGACTTGGGTTTAGTAAACGACAAAACTGTTATATCATTAATGTATTGGGAACCGCATGAGCGAACTGCTTATTTACACAGACAAATTGTTGTGCAGGGTGTTGAGGAGGCTGTCCCCACTCAGTATATCAATCATCTACTTCGTCCTGAGGTGTTTGGGACCCCTATTGTTTTACCTGCTGATGCTAATGCTAGTGGCAGATACACAATGAGTAGTAATAGTATTAGAGAACTTTTTGAAAGTTATGAACTTAATGTTTACGAAAAAGCCATTATGAATCCACCTGATAGTCAGGGTCGTGTAACTAATCACAAGAGTTATGGTGTAAACCAAATGCGACAAATGCTAGAAGTTGGAAGTTTAATGGTCAATGAAAACTGCACTCATTTTTTAAGTGAGGCACAGAATTATTTCGTTGATGAAAGAGGACGTTTCAGTGATCCTGATGACTGTATTGATAGTGCTAGATATGCATTATTAGCATGTTTGCAGGGCATATGTGAACCATGGGACAATAGAACCCCACAACAAAGAATGGCTGCTCAAAGAGACAGATACGTTCGTAGAGATGAAAGCAATAAACCAGCATGGAAAAAGAGTTATTCCCCGACTTAAAAGAATCACGTTATCTTGTTACAGTTAACGAAAATCCGCCTGTCATTATGTGTGAAAAACACGCAATGATATTTGAACAAGTTATGACAGTGGCAGAATTACCACATACAATCTATGAATTGGACGAAGAAGATAGTGACAAAAAGTGTCATGCTTGTAGTCTATTACCAGATATTGTGGATAATATGCCCCGAATCATACTCCCTCATTGAGTAAAAACACCAATTTTACAATGACTAAATACTAGATATACTAAAGGTAACCCACCAAAATGCTAGATATTAAAAATATCCCTGTTGAATACATCAACCAGAACAAGAAAATTAACGCTAATTTTGTTCGCATGAAAAACTTAATGGATGTCAAAATGGCATCTTATTTGCGTTATCTAGGAACTAAAAATGCCGTCAACAGAGCAAGTGATTACCATTATCTTTGCCTTGCTGTTACTGATTCAACAGCACCTGTAAATGGCATTGACTATATTCACCCAACAGTTAAACCTGTCGTAGATTATGCTACAGCAGTTATTGCTAAGGGACTAATGCCTAACGGTGAAATTAACTTTGAGTTTGTTGCTGATACAGAAGATGATGAAGTAGCGGCAAGACAAGCAAGCGACATGGTCAGTGCTATTGTCAATCAGATGAATGATCCACACTTTATACTAGAACGCTGGATCATGGATGCTAACATGCACAAAAACGGCATGATGATGATTAAGCCAATACGTGAACAAATCACACGTTATGTTGAAACACAAGGCACATTAGACCAATTAAAAGCATTTGAACAACAGGCTGCTGATAGTGGATTGACTACACTACGTCAGGGCAAGCGTAGAATTAATGTAAACATGGATAAAGTAGTTGCTGAAGTTCAGCAATTAGTAGGTGAGCAAAAGAAAGGTTTTGCACAAGATTTAATCAACAAGCACATGGAAAACATGGCTGGTGAACCAGATGACCAAACTGATCCAGAATCTATGATGATGGAAACTCAAGAGTTGGCAACTGGCGCTATTGATGACCAACAAACAATATTAAATGATGCTATCAATCGTAATACAGTATATTCTGTAAAGTATAAACTAACTGGTTACAACATCAACGTTAAGTTTGTTCCTATCGCACAACACTATTGGATTTGTGATCCAACTGTGCCTGAGATGAAGGACCAACCTTTCTGTGGTTACTATGATCCAATGACAATTCAGGAAGCAACCGAGTTGTATCCCGGCATTGACTTAGAACAATTCCGTGAACACGCAGAATACAACATGAACGGGGCATACCAAGCTGGATCTGTTTTAAACAACTTAGCAATTCACGCACGTGATAGTGTGCCTGTTATGGGCGTCCCTGTTTCTAGTGCTTCAAGTGCTGACCCAGATAGTCGCCAAATTTCTGTTGTTACTGTATGGAACAAGTATGACATTGATGGTGATGGTGAGTTAGAATTAGTAGAATTAATTTATAGTGGTAGTTACATAATCTCAGCAAAAGAAGTGGAATTCATTCCTGTTGCTAATATGTGTCCCAAGCCCTTGCCAGGCAACTTCTATGGCATGAGTGTTGCTGAATCAGTAATACCTATGCAAGAATACAACACATCAGCCGCACGTGCCGAGATACAATTGGGATTATTAACTGCTACGCCTCGTCTTGGTGTTAAGCCAGACAGATTAGACTTTGAGATGTTGCAAGATGGCGAAGCCGCAATCTTCATCTTAGATAGCAAATTTGATCCTGCGAAAGATATCTATCAAGTGCCTCCTCCAAGCGGAAACTTACAGTTCTTGGAAGTTGCGATGAATCGTATTCAACAAGACACAATGGCTATGGTAGGTATGACCACACCAACTGATGTGTTTAATCCTGAAGTTATGGCTCCAGGTAACAGTGGTGTTAAATTACAACTTGCATTAAGTCCTAACCAAATCATTCAAGACAATACAGTTCGTAACAGTGCTGAAGGTCTGAAGCAAGCATTGTGGTTAGTATGGCGCACATTGATTCAGTATGGTGATGATTATGGTGTTAAGAAACTAGCACAAAAATATCACCCAGATGGCGCACCTGAGTTCTTAGACTTTAAGGCTTGGGATGACATGAACTTCTGTGATAGAAAACAAATTCACCTAGAATTATCTATTGGTATGTTGAGTGAAGAAAACGCATTAGGTCGTTTACAAATCATTCAGAAATGTCAAAGTGATTTATATGCTACAACAAGCAGTATGGTTGCTCAAGGCACATTAACTAAAGAAATCTATCAGAAAGTTAAGAAGCCATTTGCTGATACATTGTATGTTTTAGGTGTTAAAGATTGTGACGTTTACTTACCAAGTGATGATGAAGTTGTTCAAATGATTCAACAAGGTCAAGCCGCAATGAAGGCAAAAGAACCTACTCCAGTAGAGAAGAAGGATCTAAGTGCCGCACAGTTGAATACTATTAAAGCACAACAGATTCAAGCAGAAATGAGTGGTCAAGATGCTGAAAGTCAACTTGATTACATGGCGCTTGCGCAAGGTAAACCAAAGGTTTATTCGTAAAATTCAAAAGTATAAATAATGGTATAGATTGGAAATGAAATGATTAATGA